TACGATTGACCCGGCATACTCTGAAAATGGCGAGGACCTTGGCATAGAGCAGATAGCCTTTACCTCTAATCCTGCCATCAAAGTAAAGGGTATGGCATTTAATTCCCAAGCTAAGCCGCTATTCTTTAATGATGAGCTCAAGTATCGTATCACTGCACCTGCTTTGATACCTATGGAGATATACCGATTGGATGAGGATACAGATGAGGAGTACAATGTCAAGTTTACCAAGGAAGAGATAGAGCTAATTCATGGAAAATTCATGCAAAAGATGGTCAACCAAGACCTATTTAACCTGGAACATGATCAGTCTATGACCGTTCCTGCTTATGTACTTGAGGCATGGATAGTAGATAACCCAAAACAAGATAAGGCCTACTCCACATTTGGTATTGAAGTACCTGAGGGTACGCTAATGGTAACTGCACAGGTTACTGATAAGGAATACTATGCAGAACTTGTAGCACAGGACCAAATAGGCTTCTCTATTGAGGGGTACTTAGGGATGAAATTAAAAGAGCAACCAAATAAAATAAACATGAATAAATTACCTGATGGAGAACACACTATTGAGGATAAAATCTACGTGGTAAAAGACGGAGAAGTTATTGAGATACGTGATGTTGAAATGGAGGAGACCTCAGAAGAGGTAGCCCTAGAAGAGACTGTTATCGAAGAGGATACAGTAGAAGAGACAATGGCGGTAGACCCTGTAGTAGATGCAGAGGCTATCATTGCTATTGTACGACCTTTATTAGATGAGCACATGAATGCTGTAGCTGCAATGATTGCAGAGATGCGTAACCAACTAGATGAGATATTGTCTACTGAGGTAGAGGATGAGGAGATTGTAGAGGATGTGGCCTTGAGTGCACATCAAAGACTAAGTAACTTTGTAAAATTTAACCAAAACAAATAACAAACAAAATGCGTAAATTAAGATTTGATTTAAACGTTCTGCCAAGTGCAGAATTAACCCCTAACGCTGAGGCATTCTATGCACAGGCTTACTTAGGTGGTACTGAGATTGCTGATAACTTCCGTACCTTACCAGGTATCAAGTACAAAACTAAAATTGGTACTGTTACTTTTGGTACAGGTTTGTTAGCTACATCTCCATGTAACTTCCCTAACCTAAACACAGATGAATTAAGCTCACATGAAGTAGATGTATGTGCTCTTTCTGCAATGGCTCAAGTATGTCAATTTGATTTAGAGCAATCATTCGTATCTTTACAGATGGCAGCAGGATCTAATGGTGATTTCTCTGTAGCTAATTTCTTTAACTTCTATTGGAGTGAAATGGCTAACGCTGTAAATGGTCAAATTGAGTCTTTAAGATGGCAAGGTGATGCAAATTCTGTAAACCCACAACTTGCTTTATGTGATGGTTATGAGGTTTTGCTTGGTAATGGTCTCACTCCTCCTCCGGGAACTCTTCCTGTTATCTCAGGTGGTACAGGTGCTATCACTACATTCTCAGGTGCAAGTGGTTTAGGTTCTAAATTAGCAGCTGCTTTTGCTTTGGTTCCTGCAGCTATTGCTTCCCGAACTGCTGACCTACGTATCTACATGCCTGCTCAATTAGTGAACATCTACCGATTAGGAGTTGCTACAGGTAACACTAACGCGTTTATTACACAAGATTTATCTTTGACTTACTTAGGTATCAAGATTGTACTTTGTCCAGGAATGAGCAATGACACTTTTGTAATCACTTTAAAGGATAACTTAATCTTTGCCTTTGATGGTGAGGGAGACCCATCTGATTTACGTGCAGTTAACTTAGCTGACACTGTTGCTGAGCCGGTTATCCGTACTCGTGCTAACATGAAAGTTGGTTTCAGCTTTGTTAATCCACAGAATATCGTTTACTATTCTTAATAATAATCCATAGAGGGGGGCAACCCCCTTTATATAATACTTTAACACAATGGCTTGTCAAGCATTAGAAGCAATCTTAAAATCGTGTCTTAACAACAGTGGAGGTATTTATGGTATTTGGATTAACCAACAAGATGAGATACTATCTATCACTCCTGCAGACCCATCAGCGGGTGCGGGATGGTCGATAACAGCTATCACTCTTCAGGCTACTCCTGTATTATTTGATAACTTCTACGTTAGACGCAACACATCTAACTTTACTGAGGATAGCACTATTGACCTAGTTAATGGTAGCTCTTTTGTAACTCAGACCGTTAACTTAATGTTCCATCGAAGAGAGGCTGCTAAGTCTCGTGCTATTAAAATCTTAGGTGCAGGACAGCAGTACCTTACAGCTATCATCCTTGATGCTAATGGTCTTTATTGGTACTTCCCATACTTGCAGGTATCTGCTACAGGTGAGGGCTCAGGTACAGCTCGTGCGGATGGCTCAAAATACTCGGTTACTTTGGTAGCAGAGAATGAGTATTTAGCATACGAAGTTAATATGAGTGCTGGAGCACTTGCTGCAATCGGAGTATCATAGTTTAATATCCTGCCTCTCTATATATTAGAGCCCTGCCGTAATGGTGGGGCTTTTTTTATGAACATTTGACAAAGCTAAATTAATATAGGTGTGATTTACATTGAACAGGGAGTAATTAATCAGTTTGTTTTAACCTTAACAGAGGTAACAACTGTACCCACACCCAATTATTTGTTTGTATTCACGAATGAAATGAATACCACAAGCACACCACAGCTATTCACAGCTCCTGATACAAGTGCTTACTCTGAAAGATACAACCTGTTTGCTCTAGATGAGCCTACAGATATCATACTAATTAAAGGGCAGTACACGTATGAGGTATATGAGAGCTCAACAGCATACGTTCTACCTTTGACAATAGCTCAAACTACAGGCGTAGTAATTGAGGAGGGGAGAATGGTTGTAAGTGGTCCTGCAGGTAACTCAATATACGATTAACTATGGCATGGTACGATAGATTTATTAAGAGCAACAAAGCCCCCGAGGTAATTGAGGGCTACCAATCATTTAGCACCCCATTCCTACCGGTAGGGAGAGGTAACTTAACACTACCTGTAGTTGATCCTAGGTATAATGCTAACATGTGGCAGTACTTTGGTGCAGATAACCTGTATCCTGAGCTATTGAATCAGATGTATTTCAGCTCACCCTTACATGGTGCTATTGTAGACTTTAAGACTAATGCTGTGATTGGTGGTGGCTTTAACCTTACCACTGATAAGCTCACACCACAGGAAAAGCTAGAGATGTTTACCTTTGAAAAGAAAGCTAACCTCAAGCACACCGTTAAGGCAGTTACCAAGCAGTTAATCCTGCACAATCGAGTATATTTCAAACTGTATTTTGGTGAGAAAAGAAAGCTAATCAAGATAGAGAACGTATCACCAGAGAAAGTAAGAGTAGGTAGAGATAAAAAAATGTACTTTTTGTGTGATGATTGGAGCAGGAGAATAGGCATTGAGGAGATTAAGCCTTACCACATCACCTGTAAAGATGCATGTCAACTATTTAGCTACGAAGTCAAGTCGGTAGGGCAAGATTACTACTCACTTCCTACCTATACATCGGCTTTAAACTTTGCTTTTCTTAGTGGTGAGCTATCTTACTTTGCAAAAAGTAACATCCAAAATAGTGTATTCCCTAGCTTTGCTATGATGTTCCCAAAACGACCACAGTCTGAGGAGGAAAAGCACATGATCAAGGAAACTATTGACCGCCTTAAGGGTGCAGCCAATGCCGGGAAAGCAGTAGCATTCTTTGCTAACAGTGCAGACCAACTGCCAAAGATAGAAAGCCTACCAACTAATGGCAATGATAAGCTATTCCATGAGGCATCTGCATTGAATACTGAGCAGATTTGTTTTGCTCATACCATTGACCCTATTTTAATGGGTATCCGTACCACAGGTAGCCTAGGTAGTGGTAGTGATATCAAGCAAGCCTATGTGATATTTGAAAAGAATGTAGTAATGGAGCTACGTCAACAGGTTACAACTATCTTTAATGAGCTCTTGGGTATTGCTCGCATCCCTGCTGATTTCACAATCAACAATTTTCAAATCATTGGAGATACTATCATAGAGGTAGATGAGGAAACGGCAAAAGTTAAGGATGCATTGAATAACTTGAGCGATGCACTACTAGGTAAAGTACTTGAAAAAATGACTACCAATGAGATACGTGCTCTAGCCTCACTTCCTCCTATTGATGAACCTACTCAACCTATTGTATAATGCTGTACTTTATAACTGAGGCATACCTCAAAACAAACACACCCATTACAGCCAATGTGGATGTTAATGACGTAACTCCCTACATTGCTACACAAGCGGCATTAAGAGTGCAGCCTATTCTGGGCACTACGTTCTATAATTACTTGCTTACTCAGTACAATGCTCAGACCTTACTACCTGATGAGGTAGATTTGGTAGAGTTCATTCAGCCTGTGATAGCATGGAGGAGTGCAGAGGATGCAGTGTTTGGATTAACCTACCAACTTAAGAACAAAGGCCTACAAACTCAAAGCGGTGATTTCTCAGCAAGCGTATCACGCTCAGAGGTAGCCTTTGGCATGGAGCACTATGCACAAAAAGCTAGTTTCTTTGAGCAGCGTTTAATCAGGTGGCTACTTGCTAACCGTAACCTGTTTCCTTTATTCATTAGTACAGCTAACCAGGATACTGACCTACGTCCAATGTTTCAAAATTGCTCATGCATTACTCAATGGCAAACTACCTGTACAGGAATGTGTGGTAATTTTCTTGAGAATGGGTACAATAACAGCATCCTAATCTTGTGAAGTCACAGCTATCCATACTACTAGCTACAATGCATGCTAATTGGTTTAAGCTCTTAGGGGTTATCAGTGCATTTTTGATGCCTATATCAGGGCTCTTATTTTTAGTTGGATTTGTGATCGTATTGGATACCATTACAGGGGTATGGAAGAGCTATAAACACAAGGTAAAAATAACTAGCAGAGGCCTATCTGCAATCATTAGTAAGATGTTACTCTATGAGGTAACTGTTATCATGTTCTATATGATAGATAAGTTCATCCTAAATAGTATCATCCTGCAGTTTTTCTCTGTAGAGCTATTGCTTACTAAGGTGCTCGCACTTATCCTGGTATCTATTGAGGTGATGAGTATTAACGAGAACTACAAAGCAGTGAAAGGCCTTGACCTATGGCAGGCTATGAAAAACCTATTTGCAAGAGCCAATGAAATAAAAAAAGAGGTAGATGAAATTAGACACAACCAAGATATTTCAGGAACGCCTATCTAATAGCCAATACTTCCACGAGGAGTCTGAGAAAAAACAAATATATCTACACCACACAGCAGGCAATGGCAACCCCATAGCTGTATCACGTTGGTGGAATAGTAACTCAGATAGGATAGCTACTGCATTTGTGATAGGTGAAAGAGGTAGCATAGTGCAGTGCTTCTCCTCCAAGCATTGGGCCTATCACCTAGGCATAGATAGTCAAGACTTTTCAGTACATGGACTCAAGTACCAAAACCTAAACAAGCTAAGTGTAGGTATTGAGATATGTAATTGGGGTCCATTGAAGCTCAAGGATGGAAAGTACTACAACTATGTTAAGGGAGTAGTGGACTCATCTATGGTTACTACCTTAGATACTCCCTACAAGGGTAATAAGTTTTGGTACAAATATACCGATGAGCAGATAGAAAGTACTCGGCAGTTAGTGGAGTACCTGTGTGAGACCTATGACATTCCCAAGGCTTACCGGGCTGAGATATTTTCTATTGATAAAGAGGCATTCAAAGGTACTGCAGGGATCTACACGCATAACAGTGTGAGAAAAGATAAGGCAGATATTTACCCATGCCCCCGAATAATTAAGATGCTACAAAACCTATAACCAATGAGGATTTCAATTATTATTTTGTCGCTTATATCTACTATATTTGCGACATCCTGCTCAGCTCCTAAGCGAGCTCAATGGCACTATAAGAAAGCATTAAAAAATGGCCTGCAAGTAGTACAGGATAGTGATACCATCCGTATCACTACTGTTGACAGCATCCCTGTGATACACAATGACACTATAGTATGGGAGAAG